AGAGAGATACTTGATAAGCGCACACGGCTCGTGTGCGCTCCGTACACCGCTCGTGTGCGCTGCGCACACCGCTCGTGTGCGCTCCGTACACCGCTCGTGTGCGCCCCCGTACACGGCTCGTGTGCGCCCCGTACACCGCTCGTGTGCGCCCCAATGGTGGGGAGAATCTCGTATTGCCTCCTGGACGACCGTCCATCGGCGGGCAGTTCGGCGAGGGCTCCGGCCTCGACCAGTTGCCGCACGCCACGCATCGCGGCGTTGGGCTGTACACCCAGCATCTTGGCCGCGCCGCGGAAGCTGAACGACACGGTGCACTTGTCGAAACTCGCCCAATAGAGCGCGTAGCAGAGCATTAGACGCCCTTCGCTCCGCAGACGGGCCACGATGCCCGTCTCGATCAAAGCCCGGTGACGGCGGCGGAGTTCGCCTTTCGCGGACGGGTCTCGCTTTTTCTCAGCCATTGCCAGCCCCCCAAGAGACGTTGGAGAACTCCGGGTACTCGGCGGCTACGTTCTCCTCGAACGTCTGGTACTGCCCGTGGAACCACAGTTCCACGTCGTTCCGCTGGCCCTGCCGCAGCTTTTTGCAGTGCCACTTCACGAGCACCTCGCCTTCGCCGCCGACCTCTGGCGTCCGCTCGCCGAAGAGAAAGTTGTCCACGTCGAAATCAATCTGGTTCGACCCCTTGCCTATGTTCCCGATCTCGGTGCTGCTATCGACGCCCTTCGCGATGTTGGTGACCAGCAGACACGCGAGGTTTCGAGTGTTCGTGATTTCGCGGAGTTTCTGCAGCACTTCGTTGATCTCGGTCGTTTTGTCTGGGTAAGACCGCGTGCTGCGCACGAGCTGGAGGTAGTCCACGATCAGAAGTTTCACGCCGTCCTTTTCGACGGCCCGTTCGATCCGGTCGATGATGAGCGGCGGTTCGATGAGCTTGAGCCGGTCGCCGATTGAGTTGGCGAGGTCGGCTCCGATCTGCCGCGAGCCGTCCGCCTTCTTGATGATTTGTTGGAGCGTGAGCCCGTTGGCCTCGCCGCCCCACAAAGTGATCGCACGGGCCGCAAGCGCCGCCCGCGTCATCTCGCCCAGGCACCACGCCGCCACGAGGTCGCCCTGGCTCTTGAGGGCCGACAGGGCGAGTTGCAGCGCGAGGGCGCTCTTGCCGACGCCGGGGGCCGCCGCCACCGCCGTCATCTGGCCCAGCGGCAGCCCGCCGTCGAAGAGCCTGTCGAGGGACGTGATGCCGGTCGCCAGCGCCGGGGTCTCCTCCTGCCGCACCCAGGCGTCGATCGCGTCCACCAGCGTCGGCGTTTTCGTCTCGGTCTCGGCGTCGGCCACCGGGTGGGCCTCTTCGGCCGGGCCTAGCACGGGGAGCCGCTGCCGCTTCCATGCGTTCGCGATCTGCCGCGGGCAGTCCTCAAGGTCGTCCTGCCGGAGGCCGACCGACCGCATCCGCCGCATGATCAGCGTCGTGGCCTCGGCAACACTCCACCCACGGGCCGCGAGGTCGCAGGCCACGCAAAACATCGTCTGCCGCCGCCCGGCGGTCATCACGTAGCCCTCTTCGAGGAACCGACGCGAGAGTTCACTTAGACTCTTCGGCGCAACCACGATCGACTGCGCGGCCTGCCGCTGGAACCGCTTCAGGTCGTAGACCCGTGTCGGGTCGCAGTCTTTCAGGACCGCCAGCGGCCGCTGCTCGTGCTTCCAATTCACGAATCCTGGCAGCCGCATAATCCGCGGCCAATCGCACACGCTCTGATCGGAGCCGAGAGCACCGGCCAGTGCCTTCATCCGCTCGTGCCACGCGTCGGCGTCCGTCATCGGCTGCGAGAGCCGCCACCACGCGTGCACGCCGCCGCCGCTCTCAAGGATCGCCGTCGGCCACGGGAGGTCGGCCGCCTTGATCCGCGCGTAGGCGTCTTCGAGCACGATCCCGCCGTCGAAGTCCGCAAACAGGCAGCGGGCCAGGGCGACGCCTTCGGCTTGGCTGGAGCCCTTCGCCTTCCGCGGGTTCGCGCCGAAGTAGGCGTGCACCCGGAGGTGGTCGTCGCTGTTGAGCTTTTCCAGCCACTCAACGATGTCGGGGATCTCGGTGAGCGTAGACCACCGTCGGCCAGCCGCGGGGGGCAGCGGCCTGAATTCGATGATGTCGTCGGGCTCGAAGATCGAGCCGAGGAGATCGATGCACTGGGAGAGAGCGTCCATGCTGTAAGTCCTTTGTGAAATCGCCCGACCGCTTCGAAGCGGCATCAAGTCAACTCATCCATGCCCCGCAGGGCGCTTTGCGGCACAAACCAAGACGGTCGCTGGTTGTGCGGGTCTTGCACCCACTCGGACCGTTTGGCTTCGTGCCCGTACAGCCAACCGGCGAGCCGAACCCGCTGGCCGTCAACCAGGGCCAGGACGAATCGGCGGTCTTCGGCGTCGTTGTCTCGCACGATCAGATGACCGTTTTTAAAGTGCGCCGTGGCCCTGACCTCTACGTCATTCAGACAATCGGGCACGCGGTGGAACGTGTTAACGCTCGGCACGAACCACTTGTCCGTGTACTTTCCGACCGCAATCTCACCGCACGCGCCGACGACCTCCTCCTCCAACCGCTTGACCAGCGTCCTCTGGTAGGTGGTCGCGTGGTTCAACTGCTGCATCGAGCTGGCAATGATCCGCGTCCATGCGGTGAACACAGCCTGCCCGAATTCCATGACTGTCAATTCGATTTCGATCACGTTGCGATCCCTCGCTGCTCTTGGAAAAGCTCCCGCCGACCGACTTGCACGGTCGCCGCCTGGGCGATGAGCCCCGGCTCACACTCTGTTCGGGAAACCAGCCGCGGCGGCGCTGTGGCGACGCCGCCGCGGCGGGCGAAATCGACTAGAGATCCTCAGCCATCAAATACTTGCCGTGCTCAATCAAGTGATGAACGCGGCAGAGCCAACGAACCTCCAATGGCTTGGAGTAGTCGTCGTGATGACCATCAACGTCAACGCATCCGCAAACCTCGCACGGCTTTTTCGTTAGCCTTCCAGACCGAACTGCTCGGTTGACGGCAGCTCTCGCTGCCGTCTTTTCTGGATTCGCTACGCGATAAGTCCGCTGTCGGCTGGCCAGTTGCGTTTTCCGCGTGGGCGTCTTGAACCGCTGCCTGTCGTATGACCGGTAGTGTTCAATTCGCGCACGCCTATTGCTTCTCACCTCGCCCTTAGTGCACTCCTTGCACTTGTTCAGGCGACCATCGGCCATCATCGGGTGCGTATAAAACTCGCCGATTGGCAGGACGAGATTGCACCTGAAACATCTCTTGTGCATTAGGCACCGAAAAACATGAGGAGCGGGATCAGCCAGACGAACGGGATCTCGTCGTCGGGCATCGCGGCGGTGATCTTCTGCGCCACCGACTTCCGCGGGCCGCTCGCGGCCTTCGCCTTGGTGGGCGAGGGCAAATACTTCTTCACGGTCGCGGAAACCTTGCCGCTCTTCGCCGTGTAGTGGCTGACCTCCACGTTCACGTCGCGACCGACCAACGTCGCCGGGTCGATGGTCAACCGCCCGCTCGCGTCGGGCTGAATGCCCAGCGCGTCGGCCAGTTGCCGAGCCCGCCAGCCGAGATGCTGGGGCAAGTCGTCAAAGATGAATTTAAAACCACCGCTGGCGTCGGTGAGCCGCAGTTTCAGGCACATGCCCTGCGGGTTCTCGTCACAGACCTTGTATTCGTTCGGCCCTTCCTCTGCCGCGAGAATCGACATCATGCGAACGCCAGCCGGAACGATCGGCCGTTCCAGCGTATCGACCGGCGAATCCTGAATGACTCCGAAATCCATTTCACTGCTCCTTCGTTTTAGGTTCCGTTTTCACAACCACTTCTGACGCTTCTTCAATGACGCGAACGCCATGAAGCCACGCATTTGCAACAACCAAATCGGTGAGAAGCCCTCGCTCGCTCACCTCTCGCACCAACCTTTGCAGAGCCCGCAAGAGTTGCACCCCTGACGCCTCCGCTTGTTCCCGTGTCACCTCCGGCAGCGGACGCATCCGCCGCCCTTCGCGAGGGTTGACCCCGCCGAAACGAATCACGCCCTTGTCGAGGCGGGCCTCGAACTCGTTCCAGCGGAACGTGCTCGGAGGCCCGCCCTCGTTGATGCGCGGCTCGCGCGGTGGCTGGTTCACGACGCGGCCTCCGCGGTCAGTTCCGTCAGCCGCGCCTCGATCTGCCGCAGGAGAACGTCGCCTTGGCCCTCGGTGAGGTCGCCGATGGCAACCTTCGCGAGGATCTTCGGACGCAACCGCTCCAGCGCCGGGACCGCGGCCACCGCAATCGCGGCGGTCGTGTCGGCGATCAACTTGCCGGTGTCGATCTCCGGCTCGGTCTTGAGCCGCGGCGTCGGCTCGTGACCGCCCGCGAGCCACTCGGCGAGCCGCTTGCCGGTCTCAGCCGTGATGGGCTTCGGGTCGCCGCTGAAAAGCCCCGTCCTGTCCTTGCTGACCGTCGCGTAGTGGCCGTCGTGGATGAGGTCGAGCACGCACGTGAACTCGTACTCAAGCCCGTCGCGGGCTTCGAGTTTCATCCCGAGCTTGGTCACCTTCTTCTTGCCGTGGTCGTCAACCTGGGCGGTCTCCGTTTTGGAGCGGCCCGTGCAGATGACATGCGCCGGGCTGCGGAGAATCGCATCCACGAAGGCCCGCCATCGCGGTGTGATGACCGAGAAGGCGCTCCACGTGTTGCCACGAAACTGGGCCTTGGCGATGTCGTCCACCAACTCCAGGCACCCGCCGCTGCCGCTCCAGCAGTGCGTGACGGAGTCGATGATGATGACCTCGTAGCCAGCCTGCTCGGCTGCCGTGATCGCCTCGATGTACCGCTCCGGGGAAAAGGGCGGCCGCAAGTCGATCACGTCGAAATCGTGCAGCGTGTCGTAGAGGTCGGACGATCCTTCCTCCGTGTCGATCACGACCGTCTTGCCGCCCAGCCCTTTGGCAAGCAACAGAGCGCCGTAGGTCTTGCCGCCCCCGCTGGGGCTTCCGAGCAACAGCCGCAGTTTGGTGGCACTGCGGCGGGCCTTGCGAATCTGAACCATCTTTCCGTGTCCTTTCGTTTCTTGGTTTCGTTCTTGAAAACCCGGCTCCGCGTCCTGCCTTGCCGGGCGGTCCCTTCCGTGGGTCACCGCGGCTCCGCCGCGGTTCCTGTGTTTTTTTCGAGCCGTTTTCTCCCTTGAGGGCGGGTAGTTCTAAGTGGGGGGGGGGGGGGGGGCAAAATCCGTGCCATTTCCCCCGTGTTTTTCGCTAGAACGGCAGCACGTCGTCGGGCGTGACCGCGAAGTGCTGGCGGCCTTGGCCCGGCAGATGAGCCGCGACGTGGTACGTGTTCTCACTGAGCACCTCGATCACGGTGGCGCGGGCGGTGGTATTCACCGTGCCGGGCACGCGGATCGTGAGCGAGTCGCCGACCGCGAATTCCTGCGGGCGAGCGCCGTAGGTGTCGGCCATCCCGGCGATGGCAGCGGCGTATTCGCGGGCATGAGCGTCGGTATTGAGCATGGGTAAAAGTCCTTTCTCTAGAGGGGGCAAACTGCACAACTGTTTAGTGGGTCGCGGAAATGTATTTCGATTCGCAATCCCGTCAAGCAAGTTTTTCCAGAATCGTTTCGCACTCGGTTTTCAGACTGAAACGCGCGACGCTGTTGAAGTCACCTAGCGCAATTCGCGCGGGCTCGCAGTCGGCGGGACTCACCAGCCAGCGGTATGCGGTCCCACTGGGGTGGGTGCTTGGCGGCAACACGCTCTGAGCTGGTTTGCCGCCGAATCGCACCTCGATCCCGGCGAGCTTTTTCCAGCCCCACGGCGGCAGCGGCTCCGCGAGCCGGAAGAGGCGATGCTCGCCGCGGCTACTGGCCCAGGTCGGCGTGTCGATGTCGAGCAGGCCCAGGCTGGCCAGCGTCTCGCGGCCCGTCGGATCGTCGTATTCGATGTCGATCAGATTGCCGGAGCCGCAGAGCAGGCCGACGTTGTCACCAGCGGCCAGCCACCGATCAATCGTCGCCGGGTCTGACGAGGCGAGCGTGTTCCACGCGTTGCCGAGCGGGATCTTCCCGCCGCGGGCCACGCGAACGCAGGCCGCCCCGTAGCCCAGAAGTGCCTTCAAGTCTTCGTCCATCGCAGTGCCTTTCTTCGCGATGTTGCGGCTTCGCCACGTAGAGTAGCAGTACCGCAACTTGTGTCAACCAAGAATCCCAATGAACGTCAAAACAACAGAGATGCCGTCGTGGACGGCGCGAGCTGCCGGGGAGTCGGTGCCGAGTTCCTGGCCCAGGCGGACCAGCACCAGCGACCGAATCAAAGAATCCCAATCAATGCGTTTCATGCGTGCCCTCCGTGGATTGAAAGTGCCACCCGTTTTGCTGCTGGACGGCGGGCCGGGTGGCCCCACCCTTGAATCGTCTACTACTCGACTGACGCGAACTGCTCGTAGTCGGCCGCGAACTCGGCGGCGTGGTGCTGATCGAACTCGTTAGCAACGCGGATTCCGGCCTGCGCGAACGTCGCATAGAAAGTCGGGACGGCGATGCCCGACAGCCCGGCCTTCATGGCTTCCGCGAAATCGTGAACCGCCTCGTCTAGGCAGCCCTTGCAGGCGACGCGGAGCCGGACCGTGAGGTCTTTGGAGTGGTGCCCGATGTCTTCGCTGGCCCAGCCGAGAATGCGGAGCCGATCAACGCAGGCTTCCATCGCCTTCGTGCAGCCGTTCGTGGTCATTTGGTCGAGGTTCATTGTTTGGGTTCCTGTCTGTTTAGAGGCTGGTGAAGAGCCCGGTGGTGTCGAGGAAGTCGGCTTGGAGCGTGTCGCAGTAGACGTTTTCGCTGGTGGCAATCACGGTGTACTTAGTGCCCCAGAGCCGACCGTACTCGACCGTGTAGGTGTCGCTCGGGGTCAGCCGAATCGTCACCATGTTGATTCCGTCCTTGATCCAGCCCGGCTTGGCTGGCAGCTTGAACCGCACGCCCGACTCAATCGCGGCGAAACACTTTGCCCCGGTCATTGCGGCGAACCGGCCGCCCCCGAGTTGGTCGATGATCGTGTTTGCGATTTGCAACCCGCTTGTCATCTTTCCGTCTCCCGTTTCCGTTGCGTCAGGTCTCACTCGCCTGACACCCACATAGTAGCAGTATCGCAACTTCGTGCAAGGGGACTTGAGCATTTTCCTAGAAACAGGCTTTTCGCCCGCGATTTAGCGGCTTTTCTTCCGCTTGGCGGTGCGGCGCTTCCCGCTGGACACCTTGCGGGATGCGGCATTGATGGTCGCCCGCGTGGATAGCGTGCCCCGCAGAGCTTCCGCAGAGGCCCGGCTGACGCTCCAGGCCCGGCCGTTGATCAGCCAGCCTTCGAGGCGGCCGCCGACTGTCCGGTCGCCGTGGGGCTCGCCCTTTTCGTTCCGCGGCAAGTGCGCGAGGAGGTCGCGGCGGATGTACTGCTCACTGCAGCCCGCGATTTTCGCGGCTTTTGCCACCGAAACCCAATCATCTTGGACGGCCATCGCGATCATGCCCCAATCGTAGTAGCGGAGCCGCAACAGTCAACCGCGGACGGCAAGCCTGCCGGGGGGTTGCCGCTGGCGGCCCCAGAGCCGGAAAATACGCCGACTGAACAAAACATCGAGCGGAGGGCACTCCCGCTGAAGTTTTGTATACTATGAAGGAACGGACCTAAAACTGCGAGGCAAAGCGATGATTTTACGCGAATTTCTACTTGAGCGTTACGCGATTCTCCACAACCTGAAACCGCGAAGCGTCGAGTTGTACGAATTTACAATCGACCGCTTCCGAGACTTTCTTGGGCGCGAGCCGGAACTGTCCGATTTGGAGGATCTTGTCGTCTCAAAATTCCTGCGCTGGCGGGCGGTCACGCCGCACAAAGGCAAGATCGCACGACCGGCCTCTGTACAGAAGGACAAATGCCAGCTTCTAGGGTTGTGGAACGCCGCCGCCCGCAAGCGTCTGGTCGAGCACTTCCCCGATCTGGCCCGAAACATCGTCCGCGTGCCGCACCGGCAGCCCCAGGCGTACACGGTGGACGACATTAGCCAGATGGTCAGGGTCGCGAAGACCCGCTACGGGGCAATCGGCCCGGCTCCAGCGGCGTGGTTTTGGCCGACGCTCTTGATGAGCGCGTACTACACGGGCGAGAGGGTGGGCAGCCACCTCGAAGTCCGGTGGGAACAGGTCGATTCCAACCGCCGCACCATCACGTTTCTGTCGGAGCACCGGAAGGGGCTCGGACGCACGATTACGCGGGCGATCACGCCCCAGCTTGTGCAGATGCTCGACCGGGAGCGACGAGCCCCAGGCGACCTCGTATGGCCCTGGCTGGAGCACCGGGCGATCGGGTCCATCTGGCCGCGGATCGCAGCCATCTGCAAGACGGCGGGAGTCACCCCGAAGGGCTTCCACGGCATCCGTAAGAGCAGCGGCAGTTATGTGAAGGCAGGCGGCGGGGATGCCACCGAATTTCTCACGCACGCGGACGGTCGGACAACCCGCGAGCATTACCTTGATCCAAAGATCGTCGGCGAGGCGTCGGCTCTCGACTACTTGCCGCCGCTCGATCTGAGTTGACCCGGGCACGGTGGGGGTCGCAGGCGGAAAGGACGGACGCCGCGACCTCTCCCACCGGCCCGGGTCATTGTTCGGCTGGCCTCTGGATGTTGTCCCTCGCCGCCAGGATCGCCATCAGCCGCTCGCGCTCTTCGAGCAATCGCCCGATCATGCGTGCGGCCGTGCCGTTCGTCGCGGTCCACGAGTTTGCTGGGCCAAAACGGCCGACGAACAGCCACGCCTCGTTGGCTTCGTCCTCGGAGTACGGAACGCGTTGCTGGATCACTCGCTCTCCTCTTGATAAAGAAGGAGGGCTAAGAGCGAATAACTCGCGAGATCAAGCAAATTGTCGGTGACCGACTCGTGCGGAAGGTTGCCCGTCTTGTTGAAGACCGCCAGCCGCGTCACCTTGTCGCTGAGTCGCACCATCGCGCCTTGCCACGCCGGGATCCCGACGAACTCGGCACCGCGGCGGATGTTCAAGAGCGGGTCGGTTCCGTCGGGGCAGCCGTATCCGGCGCTCTTGCTGATGTGAAGCTCGCGGAGCGTGTCGAGGAGATCGAAATACTTCTGCGAGACAGGATGCACGTCGGAGGCCCGCATCACGCCGTCGCCGCGGAGCGATCCCTCATCGGACAGCGGACGCGGTTGGCACTTGCCACCGTCGCAGCATCCCTCGCGATTGTAGCCACGCATCTTCGGGTCTTCGGCGGGCGTGTTGTCGAGGCGGTCGCGGACGGCAGAGCGGAGGGCGTCGTTGGCGGCTTCAAGCGTTGTCATTTCTTCCCTTTCTTCAAGTCTTCGTCGCAGAACAATGGGTAGGCTTTCGTGACTTCGTTGCGGCCGTGGTCGATCACCACGCAACCCTGGCATGGCCGCTCGGGTGAAGCCTTGATTGCGACAGCGTATGGCGAGTGTCCAATCACGCTGCCGTTGCTGACGTAGCGGCCACCACGCAGCCAGCCCCAGGTGTGGTAGTGGCCGAAGATCGTGAGGTCGGCGCGGTGGTGAGCGTCCCACGCTGCGATCGCTTTGCTGGCGGGCAGGGCAAGACCGTAGACGCCACCTGAATACCGAATGTTGTGACCATGACAGGCCCGCACGGTGAAGCCGTCGAGGTCGATGTAGTTCAGGTGCCCGGTGCCGATCTGCCAGCGGACGTTGGCGTTTGACTCCTCGCGGCACAGCACTTGAAACATATATTGCTCCCACGAATGATCGAGCTCCGTGGCGATGCGGTTCTTCTCGGTGCTGCGGCCGTGATTGCCCGCGTTCGTTGCGACGACGACTTCACTGACACGCTCCGCGATAGCGTCGATGATTCCTCGCAGCCGGGCCTGTATCCAGAGCGTTGCCTTCTGCGGAGAGAGCTGTGCGACCTCAGCACAGTCGGGATGGATATGCCCGGTAATGAAGTCGCCGCCCAGCCAGACCATCACGCGACGCACGTCCACGAGGTGCCGTTCATGGTCGAGCATGAGGAAGAACCGCGAGAGCAGTTCGTTCAGTCGCTTCTCGCACACGTCCAGCGAGTAGTCATTTTCGCCGTTGACCGTCTCCGGCGTCACTCGCTCCTCGCAGTGAACGTCGGAGAGCATTAACACCATCGTCGCGGCGTGCCTCTTACCCTTCTTGGCCGACACCTTCGGGCGGATCGTCTTCGACCCACGCAGGGAAACGACGGCATCAGCCCGTTCCCGCTCCTTGTCGATCTGGGCGAGGGCGGCCTTGTACCTATTTCGGTACGTTGCCACCTCGGCCCGCAGCCGCGCCAGTTCGGCGTCGGTGGCCAGTTGCGATGCGTGCTCGATCCCGGCGGTGATCTCGTCGGCTATTTTTCTTCGAGCCATTGCAGCACTCCGTGATGCCCGACGCTGGCAATGCCGTGCTTGCCGAGGTAGGCGCTAATGCCCTTAGCCACCGGCTTCTTGCCCGTTCCTAGTTCACCCGCCTTGTACGCCCGGCGGATCTCGGCGAGCGTCGCTTGGTGCTCGGGGGCCACGCGATCATGCCAACGGAGCGCCTTGCCGCTGGGAATGTTTGAGCGAATCTCATCGAGCAGCCCCGCCTTCGCCTTCGCCATGCGTCGTCACTCCTTTGGCGTCAGGGTGTAGAGCATCGCCAGCACACGCCGCTGCACGCGGGCCGCCTCGGTTACGGCCTCCTCTGAGATGTTCGGGCCGAGAGCCGCGTGGAGCAGCTCGTGCAGGATCGTCTCGACGCGCGACCAGCCGCGTTGTTTGTCGTCAATTAAGATGCGCGGGCGGGCTGAGTTGTCGAAGAACGTCCACCCGGCGGCGTCACCTTTGAGCGGCACGAAGCGCAGAAGCCAGCGCTTGCCGTCAATCGTGATGTGGTGATCCTCCGGCATCGGCGTCCCTTTCGCCAGTCACCGTAGCGGGGCTGTCAATCGCCGACGTAAAACTTCTTCGCCGCGATCAGCGCGTTCCGCGCGTCGATCTGGACGCGGTTCCCGACCTCGTTCAACCACTTCTGCCGCCCGGCGCAGCCACACCCACCGGGCTTGCCTTCCGTGCGGGTCAACTTCTCGACCCGCTCCTTCGTAATGCCGATAGCCGTGAGCCCCCGTTCTACGAGGTCGCCGATCGGGATGGGCCGCCAGGCCTGCTCCGGCACGGGGCGACACTCGCGGTACGTCGGGAGACGCTTCGCGACGTAGCCGCAGGTCGGGCAGGTCATCGCCGGGTTGTTGAAGTCGCAGAGAGATGTCATGGGTTGATCGTGATGGTCGCTATGCCCTTCCACGGGCGATCTGTCCAACGTTGCAACACACCATTGCGATAGAATTGATAATCTGCCTCTGTTCCAAGAGGAGTATTCGGGTCAGTCCAGTCGGCCGGGGCGGACTCATGCTCAGAGAAGAACTTGTAATAGTTCAACCAGACGTATTCCCCTCCCCAAAAAAACATTCCGCTCGGCGTGCCTCCGCACCGGCCTGCAACAAAGTCTCTATAGCTGTTGCAGGGGCCGTCGTACGGAATATGCTCCCGCACCCAAGACCAGTACGTATTCTCGGCTTGGCACGGGTCAACTCCGGCCTGCTGCTGCTTCCATTCCAAAAACATTGATTGAGGCGGAGAGCCGATATGAAGCGGTATGGACCCGCCTCCAAGCTGGTTCATAGTGACCTGCCTTTCCAGAGGTCTGTCGAAGTGGAACTCCCCTGACGGCGCGCACGACGGCGCATCTACAGTGCATCGCACGCATTGGCTCGACGTTCCGCAAGTCCTCTGGTCAGCCAGATCGTAGAGATAGACAAGAGTCTCGCACTTTTTGATGCACTGGTCGCAGTCTTCGCTGCATAGACCAAGTGTCACAGAAATGCTTTGACCATACGCCCAACCCAACCCAGCACCAAACCTACTCAAGACGTACGTTCCGTCTGGTGGAAGTTCCGCCTGTCCAGAAGACCACTGCAATTGGGCCTCTATCTCCTGTGGTACGTCCTCCTCTCCTTGGCAGCACGGGTGGCAAGAGTTGTTTGCTTTGTAGAGCGTGTCGTACTCGCCGCCAGCCGAGACAGTCGCCGTAGCGCCGCCGCTCGCGGAGAACGAGACGCCAGACCAATCGCTACAGTTGGTGACGTTGCCGCTTGCAGCGAACGACGTGTTACACTGCTGTGCCGGGTTTAGCTCGGGCGACAGCTCCGTGAGCAGGCTTAGCGTCGGAGGAGCGTTCGGCCCGTTGTATTGAAGGGCCACAAGGCCTTTCGCACCGTGATTATTCCACCCCCCGCACATGCGGTGCTGGTAGTAGCACGCGTCGCCGCTGCCGTAGTTCAATCGCTTGAGAACTACCGGCTTTCCGTTCCAGTACCAGCCGCAACACTTCGTATTCCGCCACTGCCACGCCAAGTAGTTGTTGCCGCCGCTGCCAATCGACACGCCCGTGATCTTGCCGAAGTTGGCGCTACTGGTGCTGCTTTCGACGGTGGCCGTCAGCGTTGCCCCAGTGCCGTTGCTCGGTGCCGTCTGCGACACGCCCACCGTGACCGTGGCGACGTATGGAGACACGCTCGCGTCCTCGCGGTAATACTTCCCGGCCGCCTCTACGCTGATGCTCGAAATCTCGCCCGCGTCGCGGTAGTAGGTGCCGCCGCCACCCCACCCAAACTCGACGCTTTGGATGATCCCGTTCGACTTGAAATACTCACCGCCCCAATAGACCGCGATGCCGGTAATGGCACCGCTCCCGTCCACGGACGAAACCTCGGCATACGCGCCGTAGCCTTCGCCGTCCGTCACGGTCACGGCCACGGGATCGTACTCCGCGTAGCCGGTGCCGCCGTTGGTCACGGAAATGCCGGTGACGTACCAGTAGGTTCGCCCGTCATAGCCTGTCGTCGATGCCAGCGACACCGACACGACTGCGCCGCTCCCCGAACCGCCAGCGCTCGCCGAAACAGTCGGGGCCACGCGGCCAGAGTAGAAGACGACATCGGCAGATTGCTCCTCCGTATCGCCGCTGGCTACGTCGAAATTCAAGTATCCGCTCGCCGGGTAGCCGGTGCCGCCGTTCGTCACGGTGACGCCCGTCACGCTCCAGGTTTGCGGCGTCGTGCCGTTTGGCGCAATCGTCACGCCGAACGTCGCACCGCTGCCGCCGGATGCCGACGCCGTGACGGTGGGTGCCGTCCGCACCGTGCGGATCGTCGCCGCCGCCCCTTGCTCCACGGTGTCGCCCGTTGCGACGTTGAATGTGATCTGATCGCCGTCAACGTATCCGCTCGTCGTGCCGGTGAACGTGACGCCCGTCACGCTCCACGACGGGATCCCGTTGGCGTCGTTCGCCGAGGTCTTGCTCACGGTGAACGTCGCGCCGGTGCCGCTTCCTCCCGATGCCGTGATCGTCGGGGCAACGCGGCCCAGCTTCGCGTAACCGCTGCCGCCGCTCGTCAGCGACACGGCAGAGATCGGCCCCTTGTCGGTCGCCGGGTCGCCGCCTGGGGCCGTGACCTTGCCAGCCGCGCCGCTGCCGTAGGGTGCCGAAAAGGTGAGGAGGCACAAGTCAGGGCCGGGGGTGCGGTCCTGGAGGCCGTTGAATGTCACCGTGAGCGTTTCGGGTAATTCGCCTTGGGTGCATTGGGTGCATGGATTGGAGTTGCAGCACGGCGAGCAACTTGAGCCGAGCATGATGCCAACCGGGTACATGCCCGCCGCGAACGCGAGGATGAGCCACGCCAAGAGGGCGGG